ATTTTTTCAGGCTGCCTGGGGGCTAAACGATAAGGGTCAAATTGATCGCTACACCCTTGTTGGCATACTTTGATGCCCGGTAAGTTTCCATCCGGTTGCAGTTCATCATATGGCCGTTTCATTTTGCAACGGTCACATATAAAGATGCTTAGTGATGAATTGCCTCGAGTGTCGAGAAATTTAGGCATATCACCTCGTGTAAGGTGAAATGTTAGGTGCGAGCATAATAGGTGACTTATCACGCTCTTCTTGTTCAGCTAGGTTAAAATACTTATCAGCTTGGACTTCAAGGTATTGTATCCTGTTTAGGTCAACTCCGGGTAATTCAATAGCAGTTTGATGCGCTAGCATCCATTTGATAGCCATCAACCATCTATCAGGAACCTCTAAATTACCATACAAGTTGCCTACATCCATGATTTGACGGTGACACCATGCTGTAATTTGAGGCATGTACGTATTAGGAGTAGGCCAAACTGTCATCTTCGGCTGTGGGATAGTTCTATTAAACCAAAATTGAAGCGGTCTATCATTTAAAAACTGCTTGTTTGGTAAATTTGTATAGTCATCACGGTTCATGCGCGCCAAAGGTATCTCTGAGGGCGCAGTACCCCATACTAACTGAAGTAACTGCAGGGTAGCTCCGCCAGTTTCAATGATTCTCCAATATGGTTGAGAACCGCTAGGGTCTAATTCATAGTAAATCCAAGTATTAGCAACCCAAGAAACTGATCCTGGAGCATAAACTGTAGTCCAATTGATACCGTCAGGACTATTTTGGATTAAAATCTTAGTTGTTAGGTTAACTGAGGGTAAAATACCCACAGTGGCGACGTAAATAGGGTTATTAGTTCCCCCATTAATACCTATGTAACCGTTAGGGTTTGTTTGTAAAAAAACTGATTGAGGGCTTGGACTACCGCTGTAAGCGATAGCTACATTTCCAGAAGAAGCAAACCCATTCTGAGTGATTTGAGTCACTGTTCTGTAGTTTGAGTTCAGCACGTCAATAGTGCCTACTGGAAGGACATACTCATAGGTTTCTGGAGTCAAACCTACAACATACTTTTGAATACACCAGTAATTGATGCCCATATTGGCGATGTTATTAAGTAGCATAAAGAGGTTCTCTTTAGCTGCTTGCACCTGCTCAATGGTTAATTCTTCAGCTGTTTTTCCAGAAACACGACCAGCGTGGTCTATCAAGGCTTGTACCGTGATAGTGGTTGTTCCGATTGTCCCTGAGTACGTTGGAGTTGTCATTGTGCTCACCAGTTAGGGCATTTCCACCGTTTCAAAGAGGCTTTTGCTCTAGGCGCATCGCCTTTAGCGTGCTTAACAACGCCGGACATTCTAGCGCAGAACGAATCTTTCCTAGATCCGCCTTCAGGCTGAGGAGCTTTTAAATGACTACCAGTTTCACGGTTATACTTCTCTCTACCTTTAGCGGTCAAGCCCGCGCCTTTACTAGTAGGAAGTATTTCTTTACGACCTAAAGTCAATGAGACTTCACCGCCGTGTTTCTTTTTAGCCGTCTTAGCTGATTCTTTAAAGTCTTTAGCCGTCGGTGCTCCAGGACTTCCTGGTTTACGCATATGTTCGCCTGAGCCGTGTTTAATACGCTCCTGCTTGGCGTGAATATTAGCGTAAAGCCCGCCTCCATCAGCTTTTTTAGCCGGTAGATTTTTATAAGCCTTTTTACCTACATTGCTTTCAGTATACTCAGATGCCTGCTTAGAGCTCATCCCAACTTTTTTTGCCACTGCCGGATCATGAGCTACGGCTTGCATAAAACGAAATTGAGCTTGGCTTTTTGCTGGCATTTTAAGTTCCTGAGCCGGTTACGTTATTGTTAGCTTGAATCAACTTACCATTTACAACCAATCCTGCGCCGATAGTTCCGGTGCTAGCTTTCAATTGAAACTGGATATCAGTTTTTTGAGTGTATCTAAAAGGATTTGGTCTAGTGATTGTAAATATTGAAACAAAAGGTTGCTGCAAAACGCTTAGAGTTACACTATTCACGTTGTTTGTAGCTTGCACGTTGTATGTCACAATCGTGCTACTAGTGTAACTGTTTGAAGTGTTAATTTCAACTTGATCTATGAAAAAATCATAGTTTGCAGGAACGCTATACCAAGCGTTTTGAGATTTACCGATACCTACATTGATTTGACCGTAAGTTGTGGTGCTTACTTTGATTGTGATTTGACCAGCATTGGTTGTTTGACCAGATGCGGGAGAGGTCAAAACTAAGTTGTTGATTCTTAAATAACTATTAACGGTAGTAGTTCCACCAGTTGCAATAGTTACAGTTTCTGAAATTTGATTCCAGTTTGCATCTAAACCGCTGACAAGTACTGTAGCTCCATTGTCAGTTGCAGATCCACTTGCAACCGTCATTGTGGATGCAGATGCTGGGAATGTATATGCTGAAGCGTTTTCCCAAACTGCAATTGATGTAGTGCCGATAGAAGGCTGATAACCGAAAATACTAACCGTACTATGGCCGTAGATTTGACCTCTAGCTACTTGCAAGTCAAAAGGCTCATACGCACCTTTACTAGTTATAGACGAAACGACGTTATTACTCATGGTATTTCCTTAGAAAGAGGGAGCCGCAGCTCCCTTCTTATCAGTAGTTGCAAGTCTTTGCAGAGCGCGCGCTGCCACCATGGGCTTTTTTCGCTACGCCTCCCTTGTGCTCATGCATCTTGTGATGAATGTGCCCATGAGACTCATGATGTCCGGCTGCGTGCATATGCTTATGCCCATGATCATCATGATGCTTTCCAGCATGCTTGTGGTGATCCATATGGCCACCTTCGGCTTTATGGTGCACCTTACCGCCGTGCTTGTAACCTGCAGGAGCTTCTTTGATTTCTCCAGTTTTCTTACCACCTTTGTGTGAAGTAAAACCAGTCATGTCAGCTTCATACTTGGTAATAGAACCGCCGTCTTTCTTGTGCAAAACTTTACCACCACGTTTGTAACCAGGACCTTCTAGATCACCAGTCTTAGTGTTAAAGCCTTTTGCCTGTTTAGCTTCGTGTGGACTATTCTCAAAAGGAGCGATAGAGCCACCCTTGGCCTTATTCTGCACCATACGGTCGATCACCACCTTGGTAGGTTTTGGTTCGCTTCCGCGGACGCCTTTAATAACGCCCCCGTCAGCTTTGTGATGAATTTTACCGCCATGCTTATAACCTGGGCCTTCAACGCCTCCGGTTGTAGCTTTAGCCATACCGTGAGGTTTACCCTCACGACCGACTGTTGGCACGCCACCCATCAAACCGCCATCCTTCTTGTGATGAACTTTACCACCGTGCTTGAGGCCATGATGAGCTTTACCGGCTTTCATACCTTCATGATGCTTGAGCTCTTTCTCAATTTTATGCATCTCATGCATCTCAGCTTTATGCTCTGATCCGCCCTCAGCGTGATGCTTAGCGTGGCCTCCGCGTTTGAGTTTTAACTCAACTGAAGGCTCTGTGGTTTTTTCTTTAGGCTCGGGTTTATATTGTCCCATGATTAACTCCTAGGTTATGCTTGAGTTACGCCAAGAGCGCCAACGCGAGTTGCAGTTGGGCCAGCTCCAATGCTAGGTACAAGAATACCCATCACCAGACGTTTAGAGCCGTTACTTGTTCCTACGGCATATGTTCCGCGGACGTCACCAGTGCTTGAAGTAGCAGGCGTTGTCATATCAGCTGCGGTGAACGTGCCGGTATCGCGAGCGAGCGTGTTGTTCCAACCCACTGAAGCGATGTAACCTGCGTCAAACACGCGAACTGGCAAACCGATCGTGTCAGTTGTACCTACAACGCAAGCTGTAGCTGAGCCGGCGATATATGCAGTAGAGATCTGATAAAATGCTTTTTTACCTGATACTGCAGTTCCTGCGGTTGCTACGGTGATAACTTCACTCATAGGCTGGCCGTAGTAATCGTATCCGCTGATTGTAAAGGCTCTAGCGGTAGTTGAGCAGTTAACTTGAACGGCTCTAGCGCAATCCAATTGAATAACTGAAGTACCATCAGCTCTAACAACTACTTTAGCAGATGTTCCAGCAGTCAAGGTCAAGTTACCAGCAGCGGAGGCTGTTTGAGAAGCTGCGATATTAGCAGTTTGCAATGTTTGTGGAATAACATCCCACAAATAGATACGACCCATAGGGCCAACGCCCAGATCCATAGGAGCTGAGTCACCCAAGTAGGCGTTACCTGAGGCATACATTGTAGTAGCTGAGCCCACAGTTGAAGACTGTGATAATGTGTACGTTGTACCTGAGCTAGTAGCGTTGATCGCTGTAATGTATGAGTTTGCTGTAACTCCAGATCCAACGATGTATTGTCCAATAGACAATGTATCACCAGACAAGAGGGCTACAACGGTTAAAGTGGTTCCGGAAATGGTTGCTGAAACGATAGCTTCAGCGTTGCTCACACCAGTGCCCATAAAGGTCTGTGCAGAGCCTAGGAAAACGTCATCTGTAAATTGAGGCATGATCTTTACTCCATGAAAAGTTTGATCGATGTTTAAATAAAAAGGGGAGAGGTTTTAGCCCCTCCCCGCTGGCTTTAAGCGCCTTGAGTACCGAACATTGCACGTGGATCAGTAAATCCAGGGATGTAACGCTCAGTTGCTTTATAGCGCATTGAATCAGTCTCGAAGTCACCTTCCATGGTTTTCTCCAAGCCACGGCGCATCATCAGTTTCATACCTTCAGGTGCGTCGGTTTGGATCCACCAGTTAGTGGAAGATGTCAAACGGCTGATAACGGCAGCGCCTTCGGGCATCAAACCAATGGATTTCACTGGGTTAATGTCGTTATTAGCTGTGCCGGTTCTCAACACTGACTTCAAGATCACCTCAGCTTGGAACACATTGCCAGGAGCGACAACGAGTTTCAAAGGCTGCAAGCGGATCTTCTTCTGGTTATTATCAACTGCTTGACGGATCTGGATGAGCATTTGCTCAACAGAAGTCTGTGACAAGGCAGCTGGTGTAGCCAGAATATTAGAGAACGTACCGTTCACGATGGGGTGAGCACTGGAGTTCAATGCAACACCGTCACCGCCAGCATAAGAGCTGTTGAAGGCATAGTTCAATACGTTAGCGCACAAGAGCTCTTTTGTTTCAACCAAAGACTGTGCCAAGTGTTTGGCATAGATTTGGCCCAAACGTACGTGGTCACCGTCCTCAACCAACACTTTTGTAAGAGCAAAAGCAAGGCCATAGACTTGATAAACGTAACGCTTGAGGAACAACACGCCACCCTGTTGATATGATACAGGAGTACCGTCAGGGAGTTGTGGAGCTGCGCCGAAACCGTACAGAACGGGTTCTTCGTGGTAGTTACGGGGGATACCCATTTCTTCACGGAAAACTTGTTCCCATTCGTCAGCGCGTTGGTCGTAAACGCCATCAAAGGACTCATTGAGGATTGGTTCAACAATCGATCTAAAGTCCGTACTTCGCATTGGGGCTGCCATAGCTTAGTCCTTTCTTAATTATGCAATCGCGGTGAAGGCACCGAAGAATTGCGTATTAGTCATCACGACGCGAACAATAGTGTAAGCATCGCCCCAATTGTTATCGACGCCTTGGCCGATATCAACAACACGCATCTGGCCTTGTTGACTATTACCAACGGCTGTCGCAGAGCCT